CTTTCCCATCAAATAGGTTTTATGCTTCTCAATAGCCAGCTCTTGGGTGCTGTTTTTCTCTCAGGTTCAGGCCCATTCTTTCTTTTTGAAAGTTCGGGCTTCTCTGTGTATCATTGCTCCGTTCTTTCTCGCAATAACAATCGCCTTAAAGTACAGATGACTATTACATAATTTTCTTGTTTCATAGAGAGTGCCGCCATAAATCCTATTTTTTGAGGGGTGCTATAGGGGTGCTATAAAACGAAACTGGAAGTGATTAAACGCAATTCAACGCAAAACTAGTATATAGAAAAGTGAGCAATACCAATGACAAACCCAGACACAGCCTGCATGTACCCTTCAAACCGTTTTTCCATCGCCCCGATGCTCGATTGGACTCACTTTTAAGCTATACAGGGGCGGGTGAAGTAGAAGGGCGTACTTGAGGCGTACCATTGTTTCTTGTGTTTTAGTTTTAAGCCAAAAAGGCGTACTGAGGCGATCCGGTTGTAGTTATCGCTCCAATCATCTGTAATACCAATTCTACTACCCGGACACCCGGACTTGCCACCCGGACCTCTATTGATTCTCTACATGACCGACTCTGCAGCCTAGATGATTTTGTCTATGCGGTACCAACATCAAAATGCTTACAATACGTCACTTTTACTTTTAATTGCGTTGGATTGCTTTCAATTACATTAAATTGCGTTGTATACTATGCACATATTTTATATATTTTATATATTTTATATATTTTATACATAACACACACTGGAGGTATCATGAGCACAATTAATAAAATTAAATATACCTTGGAAGCTGGTGTTGGTGGTGCTGGTCTTGGTCTTGCTATTTTGGGCGGGTTATCCTTCTTACCTGCAGTTAGCTTTTCTGAACCTACGGTATTCACTACTGTGGCAATCACCTCATTAGGTTTATCTTTTTATACACTTCTAAAAGCGTAGTGCTTTCATTTCTATTTGATCCTCGAACCACTGAACAGTTAATAAAATTCTATTTTTCGTGGATTATTATGCTTTTTTTACTGCATATGCTGTTTGATAGAATGAGTGATCATACTTCACCGCATAATTGGAAAAAATTAAAAGATAAAATTAGTGAGCTATATACTGCCGCATCAGCTGCCAGTTCTTTCTTGCTTGGGCTTATGATATTGCACGGCTTTAAGAATCATCCATTATTTGGAAGCGATATAATTTTAATCCCGTTGATTTTGAGTGCGTTTACAGGGGTGATTGTCGGAGTGGATTCATTAGTTCCCAAGTCTAGAAACCGAACAGAACAATAATAAAATAAACTGCAAAAAGCCCGCTAATTCAGTGGGCTTTTTTGTCTCTGTTGGTTGGTGCTTTGGGTTCAGCTTTTCATACTCAGTATTTACTCTCCATTACCTATCGAAAAATAATTATAAATTGTTGATGTTAGTTGATTTTTTTTGTTGTTGTGATATTTTTAGCAACGTAAGAAATACAATAGGAAAGTTACGTCATTGTGACGTATATAAAACTGTAAAGTCTTAGTGAGGCCCATATTGGGTTAATATAATTTCCAATAAATATTGGAGCATAAAGGAAAGTTACTATGCCAATGATTACTTGTCCTGACTGTTCGAGCGAGATGTCAGATTCTGCCACAGCTTGCCCAAGCTGTGGAAAACCAAATGTAAATGTAACTCCCAATAAAAGGTCAGTAGGTGTTCTTTTAGGTATTGGTATATTATTGATACCAATAATTTTTGCATGGTTCACTCTTCGGAAAGGCTATGCGAAAAAAGCTAAAATAATTTCTTTTGTATGGTTGGCTCTTTCACTTGCAATCCTTGGCTCGCAAGAAGGTGATCTGTCAGGAAGTCGTTCAAGCGCTTCGGCTCCTATTTCAGCGCCAGCAGAGAAGGTCATGCAAGTAAATATCAGAGATATTTTGTCTGCATATGAAGGTAATGAGGTTGGTGCTGATAATAAGTATAAGGGTAATGTAATTCAGGTTACAGGAACCATAAATAGCGTTAAAAAAGATTTTATGGATAACCTTTATGTCACTTTAGGATCCGGTGCTCAATTCCAAATTCCTCAAATACAAGCATTCTTTGATGATTCAATGAACAACCAACTTGGCCAACTACAAAAGGGCAGAAAACTGACTGTTATTTGCAGGGTTGAGGGACTTATGATGAATGTTTTAGCTAAAGATTGTGTAATCAACTAGGACTGATAAGTCTAAGCTCTGGATGCAAAAAGCTAATTGGCTATTTTGTATCGGTTCAATTTACCATTTAGCATAAAAAAGCCCGCTTAATTAGCGGGCTTTTTTATGTCTGTTGGTTAACGTTATTGGTCTGCGCTTAAAATAATCTCATTGCTGAAATAACTACGCCGACTATGGTGCAGTCACCATTGATAGGTTGAATTTGGGTAGGCCAGTTGGGATTTGCGGCTTTTAAAAACTTATGCCCACTTTCTATAATGAGTTGCTTAAAGGTGGCTTCGTTTTCGCCATCTAATCGGGCAATGACATATTTACCGTTAGTTGGCTCAACGTCGGGATCAATAAAAATCAATTCCCCTTCGTTAAATAACGGGCTCATGCTCATGCCGCACACTTTTAAAAGAAAAGTTTGCTTGCTGCATTTGACGGGGCAAGGGTAGTGATCCGCTTCTACACGGTTTGCCTCAAAAATTTGTGACCAGTCGCCGGCTTGAACCCAAGAGATAACCGGATAAGATCCTTGCAATTTTGGGCCTTTTTCTACATTGCTGGGTTCGGCGGTTTTGGGATCGGGCGATTCTTGGCCATTTAAAAGCCAATTTACATCACATTTCAGAGCTTTAGCTAAGGGGGGGAGATTATTGCTTTTTATGGAGATATCGCCTTTTTCCCATTTGTTAACAGAACCTCTGCTAACACCTACGGCACGTGCTAAATCAGCCTGACTGAGCCCTAGCTCTTTTCTTCTAGAAGATACTTTTTTACTTATCATGTAAACCAATCTTAACACTTTAAGTGTTGCTAGTACTGTTCATTCTTTGAAGTGTGGGTATCTTTTAGTATACATATTGTTTCTTAAAGTATACTATCTGTGTGTACTAAAGATTACGTAAGCTTTTAAGGGGAAATTAAGTGAAAAAATCAGATGCTATTGCGTATTTTAAAACAGCAAGCAATCTTGCTCGAGCGCTTGGGTTAACGAGAATGTCTGTATCCAAATGGGGCGAAGACGTTCCCATGCGCCGCGCCTTTGAAATAGAGAGCATTACCGAGGGCGCGCTGAAAGCAGACTTTACCGCGCCAAAACAAACTAACCAATATTAAGGAATTATTATGCAACTTCAAAAAAGAATCTACCTCGGCAAAAAGGGTTATCCATTACTTAAAAGTATCGGCGTGTCAGCCAGCCAGATATGCGAATTGAAACAGCTGGACTCTGGGGTTCCCATTAGTATTTACCGCGAACTACAACGCTTGCAGCAGGCCGCCCTTAAACCTGTCAGTCAGCAATCAGCACAACATTAATATTGGCACTTATTAAGGATTGATGATGAGAAAACCCAGCCCCAAGCAAGAAAGTGTTGCTGAAATCAAACAAGCTTTGCTTAAACGCTTTCAAACGATAGACGTTAAATTGAAAGACATCTCTAAAGAGCTGCTTGATTTATCGCCGCGTACCGCTGCTGAAAAAGCGGCCAAGTGCTGCCTGCCTTTTCCTACCCACCGCCTCCGACCCCGCGCGCCCTGGTTGGTTACTATTGATGACTTAGCAAGTGCGATCTGGTCTGCCAGACGTCAGGCAAAGCAAGACTGGGAATCGGTGCAGACACACTAAAGTGAACACTGTCAGTCAGTCGCGATTCGCTTTGATTCGCATCCTTTTTATTTAGTCAGTTGAGTATCTACTATGAACAGTTCTGCTTCAATGTGTGGTTTTCGTGACTATACACAAGGGCTTGATAATGCGTGCTGTGCGTTTTCTGCATCGGAAAATGTAGAGCAGGTTGCTAAAGGCAGCGGCATTAACGCAAAGCTGCTACGCAATAAATTAAACCCGTCACAACCCCACCGGTTAACCGTGGGCGATTTAATTAGCATCACTCAATGGAGTGGTAACTACTGCATTGTTAATAGCCTGCTGTTAAATCTCGACATGGTAGCTGTTCACGTTGATCGCACTGCTACCGATCAAACCCTCGTAAAACGCACATTAGAAAACAGTAAAAACGCCGGTGAACTAGCCCGATTAACATTAGAGAATGGCGGCGAAACACGTCTGCCACGCAGTAAACGCAACGAGCTGTTAGCGCGTGCCCATAGAAGCGTCAATAACTTGGTATTGCTAATGAGTGATTTAGAAAACAAAACATCCGGCGTCACGCCTTTTTTGTCAATGGGGATAGATTTTATTGCCAATGGCGCGCCCATCCCAGGTTTAAGTTAAGGAGAAAAAAATGAATAAATTAGCCAAAAAATCCACCGTAAATGTTAACCGCGCACCGTTTTTATATGGTGTTGATATGGCGACTAGTCTAGATGAAACAGTGACATGTTCACTCAATAAGCTCAGGCATTTTCAAAACATTGCAGAAAGTATTTTATGCAAAAAAGACGACCAGCAGAAAATTTGTGAAATGGTCAGCGCTATTACCGGCCTTGCCATCTTAAACCATGACGTGATTCATATTCATGTTGATTATGTAGCGCATACCCAATCGCTAGCCATTGAAGTCTATCCCGGGAAGACAGTCTATCGCGGTCACCCGGCACCAATATTCAGAGAGCGCATTTCATTAAAGAGAGATAACCCGGTTGAGCAGTTAAAAACATTGGAAGATAAATTGATTGATTTGATTGCAGAAGCAAAAGATAACGCCATGGGCGCATGTTGAGAGAAGCAAGAAAAGCGTGTTAACCAGAGCTGTAACTCTGATTAACACTAATACAAAATCAATACCACTAAGGAAATAATCATGTCAAATCAGTTTAGCACAGTAATAGAGATGGGCGCAAAAGCGCCGTTATTTTTAATTATGCAGTTAACCCGGGAGGAAAGACGCACTTTTATCGAACGCGTTTCGCCACATTCAATCGATGCCATTAAACGCTCAGTTTTACGTGCCTAAATAACAGGGAGGTTAATATGAAATTTAATAATGTAGCGTCACCAGAAGTAGCAAGTCAGCATCTTTCTAATATCTATCAAATGTTCAACGAAGATAACCGTGATGAACTGGCGTGGAATGCGCTTAGTCATTACGAGCGCGGCGCCTTTTGTCGTTTGGCGGGCGTGGGTGAGAAAAACAGTCATAAAACATTGGCTGATATAAAGGATGATACGCGCAGACGTATTTTAGTCACCATTAAGCGCGTAGGACAAGTGGCTAACCGCTTCCAAAACAATTCCCTTCCTAACTTAAAGTACCGACCACAGGGGGAGAAGTAATGCGCTTAACTAACGGATTAAGCCATTTTGTTTTGGATGACGCTCAGTGACCAGCCGCCAAAAACTGTCCAAGTTTCAAAATCAACTTCTTATTAAATACCCCGATTTTGACGCCATGCCTGAAAAGGCATTGGCGACGGTTAATTGCGCGTATCAGTGGGAAGTTGATCAGCATTTTGCAATCACTACGCTGCATGAAAACTTAGTGGAGGACGTGGCAATTGCCTTGTTTTCTGTTTTTGTGCGCAGGTGGCAGCAATACTACCTCGCTAAACCGATGGTGATAGAGAGCTCAAAAGAGAAGATAAAGTGGGAGAATAAAAACCCTAATCGCTGGTTACGCAAGCGTATTAAAATGGTCCAAAAATCAGCCAAGTTATTCCCTGTTTCAACGGCTCGATTAAAAAGTGATGGCGTGCGCACCATGGAAGCGCAAGTGTGGAGTTTAAAGTGTGCTGAGATTGGGCGCGAGTGTGCCAACGATGGGTTAACCGTGGTTGATATTGTACAGCAGGTGCAGTTATTGGCGGACCAATGGGGCTTTAAGCCTTTACCCCCTACACAGGTCAATGAACTCTTTGAGGATGAGAGTACAGCCGATTATCTGTTTCGTATTAAAGAGGATGAGGCGTGGTTTCACCTGGAACGTTTGCTTGATGAGTCCTGGTGGAAAAGGAAAATAGAGGTTGCTTATAGGCAATTTTGTGAACATTGCCAGATAATTGCTGGTCGTGTTCACAAAGGGGCTTCGCAGTATTTGAGTATGGCGGGCCGTGCAAATTATAAGGCGCGTAAAGATGCCGGGGTGCTAGCGCTGGCTAAATTGGTAGCGTTAAACACGGATACCGGGGAAGAGTTACCGATGCTTGATGTGGTTAAAAACTCAACCGCTAACCCTGCTATTCGTCGTTGTGAGCTAATGGTGCGCTGTAGTGGTTTTGAGTTATTGGCCCAAGAATTCGGTTTAATGGGGGGGTTTTTCACCTTTACCGCGCCGAGTCGATTCCATGCTTACAACTCATCAAAAGATCAAAAGTGGGCGTACGACAATAATAAGTATTGCGGCGTAAACCCGATGCAGACACAAAAATACCTTTCTAAAGTCTGGGCGCGCGCTCGTGCAAAACTTAAACGCATGGATATTCAGATCTTTGGTTTTCGTGTTTGTGAGCCACACCATGACGGCACACCACACTGGCATGCGCTTTTCTTTTTTAAACCCGAAGATGAGCAAGCAATACGTTTTGTTTTTGCTGATTATTTTACGCAAGAAAATAGAGACGAGTTACATGTGGGACGTCAGGATTTTAAGGCATGGGGTAAGTCAATTAAAGCGGGTTTCAGCACAAAAGATATGTTTGTTCCTGAGAAAATACCAGAGAGAAAGCACATATTTAGTGTGAGTAAGCGTATTAAACGCCGTTTTGATTACAAGCGAATCGATCCTAAAAAGGGCAGTGCAACGGGCTATATCGCTAAATATATCTCCAAAAATATTGATGGCTACAAAATGCCGGACGACGAAGACACAGGTACACCTGCAGATGAAACTGCTCTGGCCGTATGTGGTTGGGCGAGCACCTGGTGTATTCGGCAGTTTCAGCAAATCGGTGGCGCACCGGTTTCGGTTTGGCGAGAGCTTAGACGACTTGATCAAACTGAAAGTGAAGTCGCTGAAATGAAAGCGCGTAAAGAGGCGCAGGAAAAAGGTGAGAAGTACGTTTCATCGAAGAAAATACAGTCTTTTTATGATCTGCAAAAACAGCATGACTCAATTGAAGTGGCGCGTATCAGTGCCAATTCAGGCAATTGGAGCATGTATATTCACGCGATGGGCGGCATTTTCTGCCCACGCAAAAATCACCCCATCAAGATGACCTACAAAGACTCAAGCAGTAAGTACGGAGAAGTGGCCAAGAAGGTTAAAGGTATTACTAATGACCTTAAAACCATGATCACGCACTCTGACGGGTGGGTTATTACGTCCAACTTAGCGGAGGAGGTTGGTGGTAAAACAGGCGCGCAGCGCCCTTGGAGTTCTGTCACTAACTGTACGGTTTCAATAAATGAGGATGAAAAACAAGAGGTTAGTAATTTACTAAGAGAACGGGGTGAAAAGGTTACTGATCGTATTCTTACTGAGTTGTTGTCCTTCACCGATGTGATCATTGAAGAGCGCTGGGTCGGTGATGTTAAACGGGTTACCTGGGGAAGATTGAAACAAAACGTGATGAATATCGGTGGTAATTTCCGGCTTAGGGTTTGGGAAGAGAAGATTAAACGCAATGTGAAGTATGTTGATCCGCTACCCAACCGTTTTAAGCATGATCCAACCGGTAAGAGGAATGCATTTTTTGATACAACACCGATAAGTGAAGACGAAAAGCGCAAAAGGAAAGAGCACAACAATGCCTGGTACCAAGAGCAGTTCCCGCTGACTTGGGAAGAGTTTGAAGACAATGTGGCTGAAAATGGCGAGTATCAGGCACCAGAAAGGAAAAGTGTTCCTTATGATTATGTTTATTCCCTGCTCAAAAAAGGGGGCGTTATTGCTAAATCATTTGCTGGCTATATGGATACACGTAGAAGCTTTAATCCAGATGAAGGAATTGAGGGTGTTAAGTCATTTGCTGATTTTGTAAAAGAGTTGGTGCCATTAACTGATGAGTACAAGCAAGCAATACAGAAGTGGGTGAACGGGGACGATGAATAGACATAACCATTTGATAAACCGTATTAAAGCGTGTAACTTTTGTTTTTTATCATAAATAATAGATGGGCGCCTTTCCTGTGGAAATATGGAAGTTTTCCATCTAATAAAATTTTAGGTTTACTTTTTATGAAGCATCGAAAATATACGGTTGAGTGGAGTCTTATTGGTGTTTCAATATTGGTTGCAGTTGTTTCTGTAGTCGCAGATTACTACTCAACTGATTATAATTGGTTTGCTCGTTCTGGTTCTGTAGTTGTTCTTTTAGCTGCATTTGTTGAGTTTAAAATTTCGTCTCACATATACGATGACATTCAACGAGCTCAATTTATGCAAACAAAAGTCAAAATGTCAGTTCCATATAAAGCAAGGCCAACTAAATCAAAACTTAAAGTGTCATTAGCTGCCCATATTTTATTGGTTACTGGCACAATTATATGGGGTTATGGCGATCTTATTTGGTCGTAAATCTAACAATAGTTTTCAAGTTGGACAAAAAAAAGTTGGCTGTTGTTTGTACCTCACACATTTTAGACAACTATTTTTAGCGCTGAAAACGGGTTATGAATTTATTCTGCAATCAGTCAATAATCGGGCGTGATTTAACTTATTCGAGCGATTTCATTACACAAGGAACGTACACATGAAATTAGAAGAACGTAAGAAAGAACTTTTATCCATATTGCAATATAAAGGAATAGAGGTTGTAGATAGTAATATACATAAAAGTCTGATTAATTATGGTGATTCAAATATATACATCCTTTCTAATTTTGGTAACCAGATAACATTCAATGGTTCTAAAAAATCAATTAACGATATTAGAACCGTTTCAATTGAAAAGATTAAATACAATTCATTACGTGTTGATTTTTTTGCCGTTCCTGCTTACGGCAGAGGGGATAACGGTAAAAGAGCAGAGTTATGTAATGAGTGGTGCTTCATTCCATCAGCCCAAATTTACAATTCTATAAAGAAATACATCGATCATGAAGGGTCTACTTGGCTATCTAACCCCCAAAAGGATTGGGTTGGTAATATTTCCGCACATGAATTTTATTGGAAATCAGATGCAGGGAGCCACAGAGAGAAAATCCAATGGAATAATTTTAATGTTCTTACTTCAGGAAAAACTCATCATGATGACCTAGAAGATGATATTAACATTATAAATAATGATGATTCACTATCACAAACGGAAAAAACTGTATTAATAAAAGCTAGAAAAGGACAGGGGAAATATCGAGAATCACTTATTGAGTACTGGGGATCTTGTTCCATAACAGCTTGTAAAAATACCTCTTTATTAAGAGCTTCTCATATTAAGCCATGGAAAATTAGCAATAACAAAGAGCGTTTAGACCATTTTAATGGTTTATTACTCACGGCAAATTTCGATTTGTTATTTGATCAAGGCTTCATTTCTTTTTGTAATAAAGGGAATATTATTATTGCCAATGCTCTTGATCAGGATACTCAAAATATTTTAGGAGTATCCCAAAATATCTCAATAGATTTAGTTGAAGAGCATCTATCATATTTGGAATTCCATAGAAATGAGGTTTTTCTAAAACAATCATAACAAGTCGTGACACTCTGAATAAGAGTGTCAGGTTAAAATTAAATATTTGTTTATATCCAAATTCAAAGAGCCCACAAAACGTGGGCTTTTTGTTGCCTAAAATCCCTCAAAACAAGAGGAAAAACAACGAGATACTGTGTATAATAACACCTGTTGTTTTAACCAGTTTTTTCTATTTATTGCCCTGCATCCAGGCTTAAATTGATTTTAAATCAACCAATTAAATGATGGTTTTGGTTCTATTTTATTTGAACCGTTTAATATTGATTTTATGAAAAAGGAGTTTATATGCTTGTACGTTGCCCTGAATGTTTATCTAAGGCTCGGATTGCTGCATCTGAGCAAATTACCAATAATACTCGCACGCTTTATTGCCAGTGTTTGAACTTAAATTGCAGCTCTACCTTTAACGCCTCGCTCACTTTTGGGGAAATAATACGTTCCCCAAAGCAAGGATCATCTAAACCCGACAATACGAAGCAACCCGATCTTGTGAGGGATCCTAATCAACTGGATTTATTAGACCTTGAGCCCGGGCTGTGTGGGGTTTGAGGCGTGGTTGCCAGTACACTTTTTTGCATGATTTTAGGATCGCTATTTTTCGTGCACAATTTTAGTGCGGAGGGGGAGGTGAGCGAATTCTTTGGGTTTTAGTGGCGTCTGGCGGTGAATGTGAGTGATGGAGATAGGCATGTGGGAACGTAAGGTTAAGACGGCAAAATGGAACGGTGTCGCGTTTAATATCCAGCAGACAACCTTGGATAATGGCAAGCGCTTACAGGTCGTTGAATTGCCCTATGCGGATGACCCTTATATCAAAGTGATGGGCGCTAAGGCGAAGGGGATTAACCTCGAAGCGGTTTTCGTTGGGGTTAACTCTCTGGCTGATGCCAATGCCTTCGTCGCCAAACTTGAAAGCGATCCTATTGGCGCGCTTGAGCACCCGTACTTGGGTGAGATGTCACTGGTTTATCAGAGTGTCTCGCAGTCATTCAGCACCAAGAAAGGGCTGGTTACCTTAGCGCTTAAGTTTTTAAAGCAAGGTAAAGCAGTTGCCTTAACGCGGGTGCGCATTGATGAAAAACCCCTCAGTGAATTAAGCAATGATCTGATGGCCGCCTCAAAGCAGCAGTTTATGCGCGATATGGCAGCGGCTTCACCCGATGAGATAAGTACGCTCCAGGATGATTTTAATAATCTATTAAGCACATTGAAATCAATTGCAAGCAGATCAAGCCAAGACAGCATGAGACTGACCCATTTACACCATGAGATTCAAGATGGGATGAGCGCAGTGAGTACCATTGTTAACGCGCCGGGTAACTACGCTGATCACCTTAGCGCGATGTTCGATAATCTGACAAGGGTGCTGCTCGATGATAAAGACAGCAATGCATCGAGTAATATTGCGCTTAATCCGCTTCATACCGCCTCAACTTCACTGCGTAAACGTATTAGTGTGAGCCCTGTATCGGCCCATTGTAATATTCAAATAACGGTGGCCATTGTCCTAATCAGTGAAGAGCTCGCCTTGCTGAGCACCACAGAGCAGCCAACGATGGCGCTGTTTGTCGGTCACTCCATTGATAATATTGCGCGCAACATCAATGCCATCCGCACCTTGATTGAGGAACGTATCGAGGAGGTCACGCAGTCGGCCGATTATGAAAGCCTTGCCCTGGTTGAATCAATCAATGCACTGCATGAGTCCGTTATTAATCAAGGTCAAAAAATAGCCCAGCTGCTGCAGACGATTAAGCGCATAGAGGTCATCAAGCCTCGCCCGTTGCTGTGCATAGCACAATCAAACGCGCAGAGCCGTGCTGAAATATCTGCCCTTAATTCAATTCCCCACCCGTTGTTTGTGAGCGGATTGTTAAGGGTGCCGAATGCATAAATTAACCCTGTTTATTAATGGTCATCACGTGCCGTTTCAAAGCGCCTCGCTGTCCTTCTCGCTCGGCCAGCTGGCGCATACCTTCAGTGTTACCGTGCCCGATGTTGAGATTAACGATCCGTTGCCGGTACAATTTAAATTAAACAACACCCTTATTTTTACCGGGCAGATTGACAGTGCCAGTGATGATGTTTCAGGCAGTGAAGATAAAGTGAGTATCAGCGGTCGCTCAAAATCCGCCAACTTAATTGATAGCCGCATCAAAATAGACGCTCTTTATAACCAACGTTTTGATCAGTTACTTGAACATATTGTCGGTGACTTTGGCCTGACGGTAAAAAATAATCTGCCCTCAATGATGCCCTTGCCCCTGGTACCGGAATTTCAAATCAATGCGGAATCGGCGGTGGCTAATCTGGCACAAATAGCCAAACAGCAAAACCTTATTTTAATAGAGCAAAACGGGGTGATTGTGATTGAACGCCCAGGAGAATTTACAGAAAAAAACATCCAGTTAAAAATGGGAGTGAATACGCAAAACCTGAGTATCAAAAAGAACTGGGCAGATCAGTTTTATCATTACGAAATTCAAGGTGCCTGGGATGATGCGGAAGCCATTGTGCTCGATGAAAACATTAACCGCTGCCGTAAAAAAATTATTATTGCCGACAAATTACAGGACGAAGCTTCTTGCCGAACGCGCGCCTTGTATGAGCGCAATATCGCGATTGCCAAAGGATTGCATGCCTCGGCCACCTTGCCCGGCCTTTATCCTGAGCTGACTGGGTTGGCTTTAAATAAATTAATCAGCGTTGAGAAGAAAAACTTTAAAGAAAATTTACTGATTAAAACGGTCAATATCAGCGTCAGTGACACATCTGAAAGTACTCAGGTTGAACTGTTCAGGCCATTTGGAGGATAAAGTGTGTTTGAAACAATAATGAACCGGGTCAAAAACCTCTTTGGTACCGGATTGGTGACGCGCGTTGAAACCAAAATAGTGCAGCTTAAATTAGCAACCGGCATTATTAACGATCGCATTAAACGGGTGCATAACTACGGTTTTATGAGCCGGCCTTTACCCGGGGCAAAAGGTTACACCCTGTTTGTGGGCGGTGATACCTCGCGCGGTATTGCGGTGTGTATTGAAGACGAACGCCATGAAATGGAACTGGCCCCCGGTGATGTAGCAATGCTCGATGATAAGGGCAATTTAATTCATTTTCATCGCGGCGGCATTAAAGTGATCGCCAAACAAACCTTTGAGCTAACCGCACCTAAGAGCATCATTAATTCAGAAACCACCTTCAACGGTAAAACCACTATCAACGGGGAAACCACTATTAATGCGAATGCCAATGTTACCGGCATTTGTGCTGTTGGCGGATTAGCTAAAGTTGGTGGCGGTGCGGTGCCGGCAACCGGTGGCATGGCCATGACGGAAGGGGACATTAGCGTTGATGGTATTAGCGTTAAGCAACATACCCATAAGGAAACAGGCAATGTCACCAATGCACCAAATTAAGGATAAAGATGAGTTATTTTGAATTAAGCGCCTTAAGCGATCCGTTAAGCAGTGCGAACGGATTAGAGCAGGCAGTATTGCAAAGCTTATTAAACTGGGCAAAAGCACAGAAAAACGATCCCTTAGAGGCCAGTCAGGATAAACAGGGTTGGTGGGCTGGTGAGTTTGTGCGCGCCGTGGGTTGCCGCGATTGGACCTTAGCCCGGGCCAAACAAACCACCGATACCCTTAACCGCGCCAACCGTTATACCAAACAGGCGTTGCAATGGTTAATTGATGAAAAAATCGCCATTCACATCGAGGTGACAACATTATTTGAAGGTAGCCGGTTGATCCGCGTTATCGATATTACGCTACCCGACAACAGCCAACAGCAGGTTACCCTATGAGCAATACTCCCAGCTTACAATCCTTAATTTATCGTGCAAAAACCACCCTTAAAAATAAAACTGGGGTTGATAACCCCGCGATTGATGCCATCGCGGCAGCCATTGCAGGCGTGGCCTTTGGGCAATATGGTTATGCGGATTATTTGTATAAACAGATGCACCCGGAAACGGCTGACGAAGCGTGGTTATATTTACATGCGGAGCGTTATAATGTTGAACGTATTGCGTATTTTTTTGCGGTTGGCACCATCAACTTTTTGCAAACCAGCGGCGTGGTGTTGATCCCCTCGGGCGTTATGGTTAAAACATCGGATAATAAAGAATACCAGGTCACTAATGCGACTAATTCCAACCTCCCCGTCGCGGTTAAAGCGCTGTTGCCCAATATTCAGGGCAATTTACCTGCAGGTGAAACCTTGTATCTGGTTTCGGCGGTGACCGGGTTGCACCCGGAAAGTATCAGCAGTAATGAAATTAATGGCGGCTCAGATATTGAAGACGTTGAACATTGGCGGGACAGAATTGTGCTGGCCTTTAATGTTAAAAATGCAGTGGGGCGGCTTAATGATTATGTGTTTTGGGCTAAGTCGTCTCATGTGGATATTGATTATGCCTGGTCGCTCGATAACACCCCGGCATTAGGCAATGTTACCGTCTATATTGGGCGACGAGATAATAATCCACTACTCGTTGAGCAAATCAAAGTGGCTGCGCAAGACTACATTGATGCTAATCGTTTGGCGGGTTGCCATGTGTTTGTGCAGCTGCCGACACTTAACCCGGTACCTATCACTATTGCTAATGTGGCAGATATTACGGTGCGTAATAATGTTGAGGCGGCATTACAAACCTTCTTTAACCTTCGATTAGATAAGCGCGGCCAATTGATGGCCAATGAAATTTCAACTGTGATCAGCGGCATAACCAATCAATTCACCTTAGCTTTACCCAATGCGCCTACCTCATTTTTAGATAATGAATTGTTAACCTACGGCGGTGTGACATGGCAGTAACAGAGCAGCTTTATACCCAGGAGGATTTTAAACAAGCAGTATCAGCTTTGTTGCCGCCTGGTCAATATTGGCAATATGAACAAGGTGATCAACTCGACGGTATATTAGAGGGTTTGTCTGCTGAATTTAAAACCATTCACGATGAAACCAAGATTAATCCTTTATACCAAGAGAATAATACTAACTCAGGTTGGAAGCTGGCGGACTATCAACGAATATTAGCCGAGCATGAAATGGCTGGCACGGTTTATGATAATAGCAGTACACCAAACCTGATTTACATTGATATTGCTCATTCCCAAGCCGCCGGTAATTTAATGCAGACGTTAGATGATTATCGATTACCGCATACCGCTTTTTGTTTTATCTATAACAACAAATCATCGCTGTATGTAGCCGTCGTTCATCATAACCTGCAAATTAACCACCATATAATGAGGACTGTTTAATGACCCTAATTGTCACACAAGCCGGACTAGATAAAGCGATACAGGCAGACATATCCGGCATTAGTTTGGTCGTTGCTGAAGTGGGGATTGGTACAAATGGTTATACACCCAATAAGACCATGACCGCTTTGCAAAATGAAATCCTACGCAAAGCATTGACCGGTGGTAAGACCGTCTCATCGAATCAAATTCAACTGCAGGTACTGATTGATGATGAAGGGGAAATTGTTGGTCGAGAGGTTGGCTTTTACCTGAATGATGGCACCCTCTTTGCCATTGATAGCCATCCGAACAATATCATCACTTATAAATCAGCCTCACAAGGCTCGCAAGCACTAGAAACCTTTGATTTAGTGTTAGATTCAGTACCCCCGGACACGGTGACTGTCACACTTAATGGCGACTTGAGCTTCCACGAAGACAACGCCAACCCACATCCGCAATATGAGTTTGCCAACAATAACGCCTCAAATAGTGATATTGATGCAGCATCAACTGCCGCCAAACATGTTAAGTTGCCGCAATATTGGCGAGGTATGAATAAAAAAATATTGGCATCAGAAGCTAAAGCACAATTCTTGCCGTGGATTGCAACACGCACCTACAAAACCGGCGAGGTTTGTACTATTGAAGTCGCCGGTGAAGTGATCGCCATGCAGATGTATGCCGGCCCTTATTTAACTTGTATTAATAAAGACCCTGCCGACTTAACAAACCGCCATGAACAATGGGCAGATGCAGCAAATCCTTTTTGGTGGATACCCTATACCGGCACCGAAGTGGGCATGCCTTTTTGGTGGTTAGATACCACGCCGCCAGAATCCGCAGTAATGGAAGTTAATGCCAACCTGCCTACCGCAGTTTACTGGCGTCTAGCACGCAGATACCCTGCGTTAATCTCCGGTGACTTTATTAATACGGGTGAAATTCGCGGCGAGTTTTTACGGGTTTTAGACCAGGGCAGGGGTGTTGATTCTGGTCGAGTATTATCCAGTTCTCAATTAGACGCTATAAAATCGCACCGGCACAGCGTCACGTTCTCTAATGCAAGCAGCGGTTATGGGGACTCCCGTTATGGTGGGAATAACAACAACAATCTTGCTAAGTACACAGAATACACCGGTGGAGGTGAAACCCGCCCTCGCAACATTGCGCGTGCGATGGCAATTACTATTTAAGGAATAATAATGACCAAACAATATTATTACCCCGTTGATGCCATTACCGGCGAAGCAGAGCAAACCGCCATTGAAGCATTGGTTCGCGGCGGTATGGCACACATCCCATCAAATGCACTACGGGAAAAGCCGCTTGCTGAAAAGATTGGTTTTGCTGTTATTGCCAAAGCAGATTTAAGCGGCACTGAATATATTAGCGATCATCGCGGCAAAATTATTTACAGCACCGCCGATGTCATGCAAACAAAAACACGCTCTGAACTGGGCGAAATTGAAGCAGGTTGGACATTAGCGAAGCCGCTGCCATTTTCCATTTATGAGAATAATCAATGGGTACAGCAGTTATATTTACTGCAACAGGCAAAGCACAGTGACGTAAACAGTTGGCGAAATGCACAAGAGAGCAGCGCTGAAAAAACAGTGATTGTTGCTAGTATTAATTGGAATGCCGATCCAACATCACGCGACAGAATATTATCAACGCTGCAATCGGCGTTTATTCCCCCATTTTGGACCGATGCAGATAATATTGATCAACCTATTATCCGTGAACAACTGCAAGCCGTGCATACGGCGATTGTTGAACTTGGTTTTATTGTTCACGCCCGTCAACGTGTTATGAAAACCGAGATAGCCGCGTTAACAAGCTGCGCCGCCGTTAATGATTATATGATAGGTTGGCCTGTCTAATTGTCCCATTAAAGCGGTATTTTGCCGCTTTGTACTTAACCCGCTTTTATATCCCGCCCCTAAAACATCAACGCCTCGCATCACCGCTAACACTTGGTTATCTTATTCATATTAATTATTAAGTGACTTATGTGGGATAAAAAATGGCTCAAGATAATGACGCAATCAGCTCAAAATTGGCGATTCAGCGCTTAGAGATGCACCAGGAAAACGGCACTAAAGCCTTAAACGAAATGTCCGCTTCATTAAGCGAATTAGTGGCAATGCAAAAAAAACACGAGATATTTCATGCTGAAGTGCGTGGCGAGTTAACCGCTGAAAAACTCGAAACCGCCCGGGCTCATACCCGTATCACCAAAATTGAAACAATCCACACCTGGTTTGTGCGCCTCGTGTTGGCCGCTATTACCCTCCAGGTACTGTCATTAATTTATGCTTAGGAGGCTAATATGAACCGTCAAGAATTTATAACCCGCTGGCCAAACTTTAAACCCGAAGAGTTTATGTGTCGTTGCGGAAAATGCGGGCCGGGCACCGGTCTGCTGATGAAAGCCACTAACCTGGATAAACTGCAGGCATTACGCTTGGATTGTGGCTTTGCTTTCTCAATCAGCAGTGGTTACCGCTGTCCTAAGCACCTGGCCGAAAAGAAGAAAAAGGAGCCCGGTGCGCATGGTCATGGGCAGGGTGAAGATATTACCGTCGCGGGTGAAAATGCGTTAATACTGGTGACCAAAGCGCATCAACATGGTTTTACTGGCATAGGCATCAGCCAAAAGGGGCGAACTCGCTTTGTTCACCTCGATGATATGGACAACCAGCCCAACCGTCCGCGTCCTTGGATTTGGAGTTATTAATGTTAAGCGCCAAACAGTTTAATCAATGGCGTATTTTTCCGCGCCTTATTGCTTTCTTTATGGCTTATATGTGGATGCAGTTTAATCACTACTTTTTCTCGATACCGATGATTGAACAGTCTGAATGGGCACTGGTGCAGTACGGTATTATCACCGCCACTTTTGTCGGTTTCGCTAAATTTTACATGGAAACAGGAGGCCAGAATGCCAATAACAATGATCCTTAGTTTATTGACCGGCAAGGCTAAAAAGCCATTATTGATTGCCTTGGTAATGGCCCTTGTTCTACTGGGTTTAACGACCGGTTACTTTTACGTAAAACAGCAGGGTTATGAACACGGTTATACCGTTGCCGAGCAGCAATTTTTAAAAGAGAAAGACCAGGCGGTGGCCGCTGCCATCAAAGCCGTAAAACAGAAAAATCAAAGTAACCAACAAATAGCCGAAACCTATTGGAAAAACGAACTGGCCAAGAAACCCAAAATACAGACGATTGAAAAAAGGATAATTGAATATGTGCAAGCTCAAGACCCTGATGATACTCGCTGCCAGCTTGATGATAATGAGCTGTTCATCCTCCAAGACCTCGTTGCCATTGCCAATGCATCTACTCCCCAAGCCGAACATTGACCTGGCATTAACCCAACCCTGCAGCGAACTGCCGATACCCAGCGCAAAAAACAAAAGCACGCACCTACTCTGGAAGAAAAATCTGATCTTGTTATACGGAGAATGCCGGGCAAGGCACAACGCACTGGTAGAGGTGGTAGGAGATAAAAAAGGGGGCTGAATAGCCCCTTTTTCACAACCCCCATAAATACATCTCAAAATGAAAGGTCAATTTACAATCAAACATTGGATCTGTCTGATTGTTTTATAAGTTTGTTGTGATATGGTTTTTATAAAATAATTAAATTATAAATGTGTATTGGTGAGAATGTAGATTAATACACTGTTAAACTGCTACTAGGTGATTATGACAAAATTAACTAAAACATGTTATTTGGTAAAGTGCTATATGTGTATATGGTACTTTGTTAAATGTCGCCCGCCAGCGGGATCGTTATACAATATTATGGACTATTACAATCAAGGTATTTCTCCGTTGGTGCTAGCTCAACATTTTACAGAAAAAAAACAAAGCACACCTACAGGGTTCAAACTTGGAAATAGTCAGCTTTCTTTAAATAATGTTCGTCTTAGTGGTTTCGGAAAAGCTGTCGATATGGATACAAATTGTTCCGTAATTGCAAAAAATGTTGATCTTAATAATTGTAATAAAGGTATCAATGTAACTCAATCAAGTAAAAGGATAGGGAATAAAGATATGGCATTAGACTTAGATGAATGTGAATTTGAAGAAGTTAAAAAGGCAGTTGTTGCACCTAATACTTTCGATATTAAAGCTAAAAAAACAAAGTTTAAAAAAGTAGACGTTGCGTTTGACATTTATCTTCCCGAACATAAGTTATTAGAACTAGGTTTGCCAAAAGATACACCACAAGAATTTTTATTAGACTTGCTCAAAGAAATTAAGAAAAGCGAAAATACTGAAAAACAACTTAGTTGCATTGCAAAGTCTTCATTAATTGAGTGGTTAGGTATAGCTTCGAGTACGGTTACCCTTGGAATGCCTGTCGTTCAGGCTTTAATTGCGTACGCCACAGTTTAACAAGTCGTTAAACTTGGACGCATAACGGCTGTAATCATTTTTGCAAAACAAAAAACGCAAAAATAATACCAATCTACGCGCCAGTGTTTGTGGCGTTATGTGCCAAATGGAGTATGAGTCAATAAATGAGAACAATTGATAGTATCTTTGTGACTGAGGTTACAATCCCTTTGTACCATTACACAGGTATAGGCTCTCTTCTTGGTATTGCTTCGGGGGATTCTCTTTGGGCGAGTAGCATTTCTTACATGAATGACTCAAAAGAAATTGTACATGCCTGCGAAACAGTAGAAAACGTATTAAGAGCTAGGTTAGTTTTTGGTGAAAAAAATGAAGAACTTCGGTTTCTTAACCAACTACTAGAATGGACAACATCTTGTTCAAAAGTTGCACATACAATCTTTGTGTTTTCTTTATCAGAAAAACCGAGTTTATTAAGTCAGTGGAGAAGTTATACGCCTCATGGTAAAGGTGTCAGTCTTGAATTTAATCCTAGCAAAGTTAATGAAATTGCACGCACTTTTGAAATGAAAATTGCTAGGTGTATATATGAAACAGTTGAACAAGAAAAAGTAATTGGTATTTTAATAGAAAAACTACTAGTGAACTTTAGGAAAGAATTACCAACCATGGATATAAGTAATAAACCGCTCACGCAGTGTTATTACAGTTTTATCAATCAGTATACTAGTGAGATATTTCAGGTTCTTGCAATCCTAAAACATAGTGCATTCCAAGAAGAATGCGAATGGCGTTTAATCTCTGCAAACATTCCAAAATTTAAAGACCCTAGATTAAAATTTCGAGAAGGTGCATCAATGCTAATACCGTACATTGAATTACCATTAGGCTCACGACCATTTTTTAGCAACATAATTTTAGGGCCATCACAGCATCAAAATTTAAATATGTCAGGCTTATCTATGTTCATGAGCAATCAAGGAATATCGCCAAAATTAACTAATTGCCAAATTCCGTATCGGGAGTGGTAGGCACATACAAGACCTTTAAACGGACAAAAAAACAGTTTGCTGTTTTCACTTCGTTCAACATTTTAGCAAAAAATTTTTTGCCGCTTAAGGTGGCGTTGAGGTTAAAAGGGCTGAGGGTCAAATCTTTCATTTTGCATTATTTTATTTTTTACAAGCAGCTACAATACGACTTACTGATGAATAATGGATTTTAAAATCACCGCCAATCTCTTTCATTGTGTAACTACCAGTTGATAAGATTTGATGATAGCCTCATCCCGAGTCTTTAACTGTGCAAAACGAAAGACCTGACCCGAATGGTTAATATTTTAATAATAAAGAATCTAATTTCATTGATTTTGATGCTCGCATATATTTACATTTTATTGAAAAACACAATAAAAGGTTTATAAAAATAGCAAAAGAAATAGACGATAAATACACCGAAGAACAGGTATAAGGGCAATTAAATCGGACGCAGTACACCTGCCGCTGTTTTTTCTAAAGATAAAAAAAAAGAAAAAACAGCGCTAACCTAGGCGCCGTTTATTGCGCTGTTAGCAAGCAAAGAGGAGTTTTACACTTGAGTGATAGAATTATATGGTTTTGCTGTTTTGCTTTGCTTGCCATTGGTATGATTGTGGGTATAAACATAGATAGCAATTCAATGACATTAGATGCGTTGTATAAAGTTTTTGGTGTTATTTCGAGTATTGGAACTTTATTAGCAGTAATTATTGCGAGTCGAGCGTTAACCGCTTGGAAAGTTCAATTTAATCATACGGAGCGTTTTAAGGCTTTCAAGGAACTGGAAAAAATTGCTTTTGAATGCATAGGTGCTGTTGAACGCTATTGGGGAGTTTTTGAAGATGAACATTTCACTTTTAATACAAATTTTTACTATAAAAATCATACTGAAGCGAAGAGTAAATATTTAGATGCATTTTGGAAATCTAAAGAATATTATCAAGTAAATGTAGACTTTGTACAGTCTCTGTTGACTGAAGTGGAGTTAAAGTCCTTTAAATATTCTTATCCTCATTTTGATACGCAAATAAACAGCATCCTAAATCGCGTTGGTAATTCCTATAAGAGTCTAGAAGGAGAAGAACGGTTTCAAAACTTACTTAGGGTTAGAAAGGATATTCTAGATCTCAAACTAAGCATAAAAAATGACCTTCGAGAGTATCGATGTCGCTAATGCTTGCTAACAACAAGGCATTTCAGGGCCCAGGATCAAGTCTTTCATTTTGCATTATTTTATTTTCTACAAGCAGCTACAATATGACTTACTGATGAATAATGTATTTTAAAATCACCGCCAATCTCTTTCATTGTGTAACCATCGGATTGATAAGATTTGATGATAGCCTCATTCCAATTCTTTAACTGTGCAAAACGAAAGACCTGACCCGAATGGCATTCGCGAAAAAAGGGTTATGGTAATTAACGCTCAAGAAATCGTACACAATTTTCCTGTTTTCACTACCAAGCCTAGCAAAGTAGAAACTGCCTAATTTAGAATTACCATTGATTTTAATCAGTTTGCTTATGTTACTTCTGTGTAACCAATTTAAAAAACAGAAAGTTTATAAACATAACAAATGTTCAAGGGTATCTATAGTTAAACCCTTGAACATTTAAGCTACTACAATTAAATTAATGAGCAAACGATACTAATAAGTGTGAATACTTTAATTACTACAACCGCTTCAATTTCAAAAGAAAATGATAACTTCATTTGTTTTATATACCTTATCTTTGTTAAGAAGATTCTCTGGCATATTGATTGGAAATTATTAACGTGTATTATGTGTCTAAGAAAAATGGTTCACGTTAATAATTGGCTTGAGTCCTTCTCGTGTAAAACCGTTAATTTTTGTTTGCCCAAAAATCAACACCACATCAATTTATATAACTGAGCAGTTAATTGTTCAGTTATATGTTCTAATTACAGTTGCTTCTATATCAAAATGTAGAGTTTAAGCACATTAAAAACACTATATCTAGTGTGTGCCGCACCTGCAAAGTACAAGATAAAGCTTTTTTAGTTTTTTTCAAGCAAATGTTTTAGCTCCCCTGTGGGTAAAATAGTGGATAACTTTACCAAAAAAAGACCTGTTAGTAATAACTAACAAATAGCTTAAACAAAGGACTGATATGAATGAAATGCAACCTTTATTTTAAACCATAAATAATAGATATATCAGCAAATTTTATTATTAATAATAAAAGTTTTTTTCAGTAATATTGACTACATTTTTTATAAAATAGATAAAAGCCATAGGATATAGACCAAATCCGAGTAGCACGTACATTTGAGAATTTCTAAATTATTTGGAGAGCTACTTAGAAATAATCCAATCAATCTTTATTGTTCATTATTGTACCCCCCACAAATTACCGATTTTTACTTTCTGATTTTCTTTAGTTTCCGGTTTCCAGCACCTCATACTCCTTCATTTTAAGCACTTCAAAGCCTGCAAAATCATTCAGCTCCAATAAGATTTCTCCGATCGGTTTAATTTCGTTTTTATGGAACATTTTATCCACTTTATTCAGATCACCCACCGGGCTAAAACCTTCACGCACAATACTCATTAAATCCAGGGGAATACGGTGGGCTGAAAGAATATCGCCGGTGGTGACGTTTTTCATCTTGCTGAATTCATCTTTAGCATCGAGCTGACCAACGGGGATCAGTTCCGGTTTTTCTTTGTCTTTGCCTTTGCCGTTGACGAACATATTTTTAAAATTCCCCAGGCCTTTGGCGCTGTTGAGTTTGACTTTAATCTCTTGCTCCTGGGCATCGGTCAGATTCGGGTTGTTCATGTACAGCAAAAAGCCCGAATGAGCGCCGTTTAAATAATATTTACGGCGAAAAAGGGTGGCGTCTTCATTTAGCCAAACACTCGAGAGTGACGCAAAATATTGCGGGATGCCGTAAACCTCCTGAGTAACGTCATATTCCATTAGATGAAAGACAGTATTTTCTTTATAGTCGATGGTTTGATTTTCTGTTTTGTAGGAGTAGCAATTTTCTTTTTCACGCCGGCGGATATACATGGCCGGCAGATGTTTAAAACTGACTTCACCCAGGCCATTGGTTACTTTGAGCAAGTAGGCATTGCCGAACACCCCAAAATCAAACAGAAAACGGTTAAAATCCCGTTTGGAAAGTTTGCCGGTTAATTCAACGGCCGCACTGACCATATTACGTTTGGCGTAAATAGCCGAGGAATGCATCGCATTGGCGCGCAAGGTTTTTGCCAATCCCTCAAAAGAGACCGGCGGCTCAAAGTAACCATCAATCAGATAGGTTTCTACGTAGTCCGATATATCACTGTTTAACACGGATTCCGGTTCGCCAAATTCTACAAACATTGTTTAATCTCCAATTGAAATAGTGGGTGCGAGGTCTTCTTTAATATTGACCCCTTCTAAACTGAGCAGGTGCATGGTTGCCATGGCGACGTCTGCGTGTGAGGTTTCTTTAGTCCGGGCGGCGGTGAAGGTCACTTGCCCGCTGTTTTTGGTGGTGCTGCGTTTGATCATTAAAAAGGCGTGGATAATGTCATCCCACAGGCCATCAAAGAGTAGGCGGTTCGCGCCAATCACTTCCCGGGCCTTATAAACCATGTGTGTTTTGGTATTAATGCTGTAAACAATGCGCGTCAGCTGCGGGAAAAACACTTCGACCAACTCCGCCACCACGGCACCAATTCCGGATATATCCATGGCGATTTCAACCACGTTGTATTTGTCGGTGAGCTCTTGCAGCTGGTCGGCTTGATGCTGATAGGACAATCCCTGCAGGCGTAATTTTTCAATCAAGCGGAATGCACCGCCTTTACGTTTTGGCGGCAGTGCTACTACCACGGCCGCTTCATCACCTTGGCCACTGGGATCATAACCAATCCAAACCGGGGCATTGCCCACCGGGCGCGTCGCCTCCATATCCACATCTTTCCAGTCAATAGAATCAACCTTACAGGCCATTAGCTGTTTTAAATCAAAGACCGAGTGCGAATCATCCAGGAAGACACAGCGCAGTAAGTTATCAAAGACCTCTTTATCGGGATATTTACGGTGCAGTTTTTCCATATTAAAGAAATTAGCGCCGCCCTCAATGGCATCATCCACGGTGATCACCTGACGGTAGATACCATCCGGTCCTAATGCACCGTGTTTAAGTGCCTTGTGACTGATATCAATCTTGTCTTTTTTACTGCCGGCCCATTTTGGATAAGCTTCATGGGCAATCGATGACGGGGTGGAAAGATAAGTGGTCCGCCACTTATCGTGCATCGACATGCCGCCGGCTAAATCATCCAGGGTTTTAAATTTAGGGATCCAAAACACTTCATCAATATACAGATGGCCGTGAAAACCCTGCGCCGTGCGGGAGTTGGTGGATAAAAAGTAAAAAATCGCGCCGTTACTGAGCTCAATTTCATCTTTGCCTTTTAAATCCACTTCGCCTATCTGCAGCGCAAACATACGAATGTAGTTTTTAAATATCTCCGATTGCCTTTTAGAGGCCGATAAAAACACTTGGTTATCACCGGTTAAAATCGCATCTTCAAAAGCTTCATAAGCAAATAAATAGGTTAAACCAATCTGGCGCGATTTAAGATAAAAGCGCATCCAGTTCAGGGCGGGATTGGCTTTGGTATTGAGTATATCGGTTTGATATTTGAAAAAGGTTTTATCCCGGAAATTATCAAGCAGGTCTTGAGTAATCCCTGAAATATCATTTTTAATTTTGTTCGGGCGGCGGCCGCGGTTAGAGCCGTCTTTTGCATCGCCGCTACTGAACTTGCGTTTCGGGTCGCCCATGTGAAATTTAAGCAACACTTCCAGTTCGCGTAACTGCTTATCGGTTTTTTCATCGACCCAGGTTAAATAGGCAATACGTTGCCGGGTTACCTGCTCCGGGGGCGCATCATCGCGCAGTGTTTTCCAATCAAATTTAGCAATCCAACTTTGCACCGTGCGATCGGTGATTTTAATTTTTTGGGCTATTTCGCTGGCCGTTCGTTGGCACAGGTATAAGCCCAACGCTTTTGTTTGCTGCGTTGTATAGAGGATATTTCCATTGTCGTTTGTGGGGTTGAGTTCTGGCATGGGCAAAGTATGCAAGGAACACCGGCACGCTGCATAAAAGCCCGTTTTATATGGGCTAACTAAAAAGGATGGAGATATAAACAGTGCAAAAAACTTACTAGGATGGCGTTCTATTAAAGCGTAAACCGCCAACCCAAAGGTATTGACTGATGTTTAAAACTGAATTTATTTGTATTTTAACCGCAGGGCATACGGTAGATGGTCGGGAAGTCTCGCAGCAAACGCTCAATGAAATCGCCGAAACCTACGACCCAGAAAAATACAATGCGCGCATTAATGTGAACCATAGCCTGTACAGCTCAAAGCTTGGCAGCGTGCTGGCGGTCAAAGTAGATGGCGCCAAGTTACTGGCGCAGTTAAAGCCCAATGATTTGTTTTTATATTTGATTCAACAAGGGCAATACCTGCATACCTCCTGTGAAATAGTCGGTGATTTTGCTAAAACCGGCAAAGCCTATTTAACCGGATTGGCGGTAACCGATGAGCCAGCCAGTTTGGGGACCACTGAGCTGCATTTATCTGCGCAGCAAACCCAAACAGGCGCTGAGCTGTATTGCACCTCCGAGGCCATTACGCCCGAAAAACCTACCCTATTAAACAAACTATTCAATAAAAAGGATGATCCCGAAATGACGGATAAAGCCACGTTAGAAATGCTCACTCAGATGCAAGAAACCAATGCCGCGCAAGTCACCGCCTTGACGGCTTTATCAACGGGCATCACCAGTCTGACCGTTAAATTGACGGCGAAAGCACCCGAAGCTGATAAGCCACCGTCAGTTGAAGAGACTGAAAAAACAGCACTGCAGGCAGTTACTGACAAGCTATCGACCTTAACCGATAAGTTTGCCGAGCAGCAAACCACCATCGCCGGTTTAACGGAAAAATTATCAAAAGTCAGCGATGAACCGGAACGCAATCAGGCAACAGGCGGTGGTGGCGACAACCTGGACGATGTTTTATAACCGCTGGCTGACCTTTTAAAAAATAGTAGAGAGAGTAATAAAATGGATAAATTTACCCGTAAAAAAATCACCGCATTAGAGCTTGCGGTGGCGCAGCAATATGACACTGAAAATGTGGCGCAAACCTTCAGTATCACGCCCAATAAAGCGCAGAAAATCATTGCCCAAGCGCGCTTAGAAAATACCTTTTTAAACCGCATTAATGTGGTGTTGGTGAAAAACCAGCAAGGCGAAGCAATCCGCATTGATGCAACGGGCATGATTGCCGGCACAACGGACACCACAAGCCAAGACCGTGCGCCTAAAGATCCGCATTCAAAAGGTGGCACGACCTATCACTGCCAGCAAGTTAATTTTGATACCTTGATTAAATACGTGACCCTGGATGCCTGGGCGCATGATCCTAAGTTTAAAACCTTAGTGGCCGTGCAGACCCGCAAACAAATTTCAACGAATCAGATTCAAATCGGTTTTTATGGCCAATCGCGCGCGGCAACATCAAACTCGGTCACTAGCCCGAAAGGCGAAGACGTTGCTAAAGGCTGGTTTAAAAAGTTAGAAGAGCAAAATGCCGAAAACTTCTTAATGGAAGGGGAAACCACGGGTGAAATCCGGATCGGCGAAAAGGGGGATTACGTTAACCTTGATGCCGCAGTAAATGATATTAAACAGCTTATTGAGCCTGAATTTGAAGATGATGGCGACTTGGTTGCGATTATCGGCTCTGAACTGCTGGCCAATGATAAAGCCAAATTCTACGACCTGCACGGTAATACCCCGTCTGAAAAATCCCGTATTGAAGATAAGCAGATTATTGCCACCTATGGCGGTTTAGCGGCCTATAAAGTGCCTTTTTTCCCTGCGCGCGGGATCATGGTGACCTCGTTTAAGAATCTGTCTATCTACATTCAAAAAGACAGCGTGCGCCGCTCTATGCAGGACAATGCCAAACGTGATCGCTATGAAACTTATCAGTCTCAAGAAATGGATTACGTGATTGAAGAACTAGGCAAGATTGCCGCGCTTAACTTTGCCAACGTCAAACTGACCGATGATGGCGGCACAACCTGGGCGTAATAGCCAAAAATTCACCCCTCATTAAATGAGGACTAAAAGTTCACCCCCCATAGGCGGCGCTGATTTATTGTTAATGAAGAGTTGAATACTCGACTTATTACAATAAAAAAAGCGCTTAGCCTATCTCATTAAGGATTAACCATGGCACAACTTATATCAAATAAATCAGAAGCCTATAGCAGTGAATTAGCCGCTACCGCGTTTTATCCTGCCCTTAAACTGTCTGAGTTTCAGGCTCTGTTTCATTTTTTAGAAGATGAAACAGAAGCTGCCATTGTGCATAACGCCACCATTGAGCGCATTAGCGTTCACCGCCAGTTAAAACCCTTAACCGAGCAGGTTGAAAATCTGCCGGCGTTATCGGTCGCCCTATTTGATGATGAAGTGACCGCAGGGCATCTTTATAAGCAGGCTGTTTTTTGTAAAACCGCCGCGGCACTGATTGGCAATCGTCTGGCAACCGATGCCACCAAAGAAGCGGCAGATAGGCAAGAAGCGTTAGAAGCGCGGGTTGATAACTTACTGAACAATTACCGTAACGCCATTGACCAGTTATTGCTGAGCAACAGCGGTTATACCTTTGAGATGATCTAATGGAATATTTGCAAAGTCTCAGTGACTACTTGATTAAGCACCTCGTCAGTAAAGCCGATTTAGCCGCCTGGGCGGAAGACGGTGAAGTGTTATTTAGCCCCAGTGTTGTCGAGCAGGGTTATGAGCTGCGCTATACCTGCAAATTTGAACTGTCCGATGTGGACATTAAACCGACGCGTTTATTTATGCTGATTGCCAACTGGGTGCAACAGACTAACCCAGACCGAGAAACTCAAGGTTTACAGGCGCCATTATTTTTTGTCGAACGGCTGGCCAATAACCGTTATGACCTGGGCATAAAAATAGACTTTATTGAGCAGATGCAATTTGTCGCAGATGCACAGGGTGAATGGTTAGTGGATGGTGAAAAGATGGCACTGCAAAGTGATTTTCAGCCCCCCTTTGATGTTGAACATGCCGCTGAGCTGATTATTTTCGATGGCCATTCACAAGATAACAGCCTGCAAAACTGATGGAGATAAAAACGCCTGAGCACCTCACTACGCTGCTTAAAAGCCTTTCATTAGACGATAAAGCAAAGTTTGAGCTTAATAAAAAATTGGCCAATCACACGCGCCGAGAGTTTAGACAGCAGGTCAAAGCGCAGCGCTCTATTAGTACCGGGAAAAGTTATGCCCCACGTAATAAAAAAGCGCTAAAAAACAACCAGCCCAGCCGGAAAAATATGCTGATGGGCTTTAGTCGGAATCTTAAAACCGCGGTCAGTCGTGATCAATTTAGCGTCGGATTAGCGGGCCTTGAGGGACATATTGCGCAAATACACAATGAAGGTAAATCCGTTGTTTATACGCGCAAAATAGATGCTTTCTTTAACAGTAAAACCAACCGTTGGGAAGGTGGCACGCAACAAAAAGCCGCGTATAGCATGCCCAAACGCGACATGATTGGCTGGAATAAAACCTTAGAAAGAGAGCTGGTTCAGATCATATTTAAAGAAATACAACCTAAGTAGAGGACGTTATGCAGACATTTAAAATCAAACCTACCGTCAAAGGGAAGGTCGTGAAAATGGTACGTGATCCCGTTACCTATCAAGCGCTGAAGGTTGCTGGGGAAACTAAACCGCGCAACAGTTATTGGCTGCGCCGAGTGAGTGATGGTGATGTGATTGAAGCATCCACCGCCGTACAAAAAAAGGAGTCGTAAATGAGCAGTATCAGCTTTAATGAAGTCCCCGCCAATATTCGGGTACCGGGTGTTTATATCGAAATAGATAACAGCCTGGCGAATAACGCCGAAGATTTGCAGCGTGTGCTGATTGTCGGCACAAAAACCGGTGGTGATACAAATGATAATACCGTTGTCTTAACCGTCACGCCAGACGCCGCCGCTGACCGTTTTGGCGAGGGTAGCCAAATTCATAAGATGGTCAGCGCCTTTTATGCACAAAACATTTCCCTGCCAATGTATGCCGTGTCGGTCTTGGTGGATGATGTTGCTAGCGCCTTAGCGGCCACCGGGGACGCGCAATATCATCATATTGTTTGTGCCTTTAATGATGAGCCCAATGTCCGCGTGTTAGCTGATTTTTTACAGGAGCGTTACCACGCGCTGCAGCAGATACCGGGCCTTGCTTACATTGCTAAAAAAGAGACCCATGCGGCTTTAGTCACCTATGGCGAGTTATTTAACAGCCCCTTTATCAGCGTAATGCCGGTGAATGCGTTGGCTGATAGTGCCGACGTTGAGCTCACCGAAGAAGAGTTAGCCAGTGCCTGGGCGGGGCAGATTTCAGCCAGCCTGGCGATTGACCCTTGCCGGCCATTGCAGACCTTGCCGCTAAACAAGGTTTACAGTAATGCGCTGAGTGAATGGGAATTCTCTGAGCGTAACCTGCTGCTGTATTCCGGTATTGGTACCTACCGTTGTAACAATGCCCAGCAAGTTTTTATTGAACGCCCGGTGACCACTTACAAAGAAAATGCAGCCGGTACGGCAGACGACAGTTATTTAGATATTACCGTGCCGGCAACGGCCATGTTCTTTCGCCAAAAACAGCGTTCGTATATCTTAAGTAAATTTGCGCGCCATAAGCTCGCCAAAGATGGGACCCGCTTTGCACCCGGGCAGGCAGTTGTCACCCCGGCCATTATCGAAGCGGAATTGTTATCGCTGTATTTAGCCTTGGAATATCGCGCCATTGTGCAGGACTTTGCCGGCTATAAAAAAAGCCTGATTGTAGAGCTCGATGCGGATAATCCGTCGCGTATTAACATTCAAGATAGCCCGCAGTTTGTCAACGGCATGATCATCTATGCCGGCAAAGTACAGTTTAGAAAATAAGGGGATTGGTGGTCTCTGGTCACCAATCAACTCATCACCCAATTTAAGGAAAAACAAATGGCAATTATTACCTCGCGTGGTTTTCTCGATGCCGGCAATGTAGGGCGCTTACCCACTAAAGAAGGGGGCACGGTAAACTTTGGTAATTTAAAACGTGAAGCCGTGATGGGTGACGATGGCGTGCTTGGGCACACGGAAACCTTTGAAGGCGCGCCCTTTATTAAAGTCACTCTGGCCGATTCCACGGCACTGGATAAAGAAGCGCTGGAAAACTTTGTCGGGCAAACCGTGCTTTATTCAACCAATAACGGACAAAAATTCTCTTTGGCCGATGCCTGGGTGGGCAATGTACTCGAGTTAAATGTCAAAGAGGGCACCTTAGAAGTCGAATTTTACGGCACTAAACTCATTCAAAAATAAAATAGGAAGACATTATGAGCCTGGCAAGAAAACACAAAGCCCGCGCGCAACAAAAGCAGGCGCAGCAATCGATAACTGCTCAACCTGTTTTAAACCCGGCTGAGTCAATAGGTAAAAAACCCCTGGGCGCACTGCCCGAAGCCCTTAAAAAGTTAAAAGACGGCTTTGACGGTGACCGGCAAACCCTTAAATTATTAAATGGTGATGAGCAGCGCACCCCCTTTAAAAAAGAGCTGATTGAAAAATACCGCCCGTTGTGTGAATACTTTATGGCTAACTATGATGACTGGGCGCGCTTAGATTGCCTGTTTTGGTGGTTAATCTGGCGCAGTGATATTGAAACCTTTAGCGACATTGAAGGCGATCTTTACAGCGCGGTACAACATGGTTTAACCACGCCCATTAAAGGGTTTGAACGTGATTGGCAAACCTTTTATGCGGATCTGGTTTTTCTTTATTTTGATGAAAATCTGAAAGTGGATAAAAGCGGGGATGAGTTATGCCTCAGTAAATTAGTCGCGGATATTATTAACGGTGACATTATTATTAATATCCCGCTTAAAGCAAAACTGTTTGCGGTGTACGGCAAAATTTGTATGCGCTTAACGCAAACCGAAACAGCCATCAAAGCCTTTAAAATGGCACTGGCTTTAAATGACAAAGTGGGTGTTAAAAAGTTATTACTTGAATGTGAAGCCGTGCTTGAATCGGTGGAATCAGAAAAAATCGAAACAGGGGAAGACCATGCACAAGCAAACTAAAACCGCCTTATTGGCTGAGCCGATTGAAGTCACCGACGGCAAAACCATTACCGAAGTCACTTTGCGCAAACCCTTTGCCGGTGAAATGCGTGGTTTATCTTTCTCAGACATCATGCAGTTAGACGTTGATAGCATGGTCAGCTTAATTCCACGGATCAGTGAATTAACTGAGCGGCAAATGATTAATCTGGATCCGATTAATATGGCGCCTTTGTTTACCGTGGTGGCCAGTTTTTTCGTGCGTATCGACTCCCCGATAGAATAGAGTCGATTTATGCAGATTTGGCGATCATCTTTCATTGGCAACCCAGTGAGATAGATAAGCTTAGTTTGGATGATTTACTGTTGTTCCGGGAAGAAGCCGACAAGCGCAGTAAAACGGAAGAATAAAAAAGGGGCTTTTTTAGCCTCTTTTTTAATGCCATCAATAAGGACCGTCTCATGAAAATGAACCTCTCCGTGGTGATGCAGACCATTGATAAAATGAGTGCACCACTCAAAAAAATAACCTCAACCCACAGCAAGTACAGTAAAGAAATTGCCCAGGTCAAAGCGCAGAGCGATAAACTGGCCAGCAGCCAGGCATTGATTGGCTTGTACCGTAAAACAGCCAAAGAAACGGCTAAAACCACCGATAAGTTTAATGCGGCGCAGCAAAAGCTTGGCAAGCTGAATGAAAAAATGAAGTCGGCCAAAAAGCCCTCGGAAGCTCTGCAGCTGCAGATGAAAAAACAGCAGGAGATTGTGAAAAACCTGAAAAAAACTCAAAGTGGTTATATTCAAGCATTGAGTAAAACGCAGAGCAGAATGAAAACCGCCGGCATTAATGTTAAACGCTTAAGTGTTGAAGAAAAACGCTTGTCTAAAGAATATGAGCAGCGTATTGCCATTATGGGCAAACTCGCTAAAAAAGAGGAACGGCTGCAGCGTATTCGCGCCAGACTGGCACGCTTTAAGCTGCCCAGCATTGGCGGCGCTGCCATGGCCAAAGGTGGCGCATTACTGGGCGGTTTAAGTTTTGCCGGCTTATTTGCCGGGGTTAACAGCTCCGCCGCGGAAATGGATAAACTCTCCAAAGCGGCGCAAAATCTTGATATGCCCGTCGAAGAATTACAGGCCATGCAGTCACAAGCCGAGCATGCAGGTGTAAGCGCCGACACCATGTCGAAGTCAATGATCCGATTTACCAAACGCCTCGGTGTGCTGCAAACCACTGGCAAGGGCGCATTGGGCTCATTTCTTAAAAAAGGTAGAAATCCATTATATAAAGAATTAAAAACCGCCGGGGATACCGAGCAGGCCTACGGGCAAGTGTTAAAATCATTTTCAAAGTTAAAAACAAATCAGGAACAGATGGCCTTTGCCGATGCGGCTTTCGGCCAAGACGGCCGCAAAATGCTGATCATGCTGCGTGAGGGTACAACGGGTTTAAGCAGTGCACGCAAAGAGTTTAATGATCTCGGTGGTGGCGTCAAAACCGAAGATGCCAAAAAAGCGGAGGCCTATAACGATGCCATGCAAAAAATTAAGGAGTCATTCCGATCTATTAAATTTGCCGCATTGGCCCCCATTATGGAAAAATTGACGGTAATATTTACTGATTTTTCCAATAAATTCAAAAATGCACAGTGGCGAACCGAGGTAATTGAAAAAGTGAAAAAGGTGGTTATCTCATTATTTAATGGATTCAAAGCCCTGGGTAAAGGACTGTACTTTTTATCTCAAAACATACCGGAAGTGATTGCCGGATTAATATTGTTCAAAATAGCGATGTTTGCGTTAAACGCCGCCATGTTTGTGAATCCCGTTGGCTTGATTGTGGCGGGCATCGCCGCCTTGGCGGTTGGCATTATTTATCTGATGAATAAAACCGGGGTACTGATGCCGGTGCTTAATGGGTTATGGGCGGTATTTAAACGAATAGGGGCAGGTATTGGAGCTATTATTGGCGCAATAATACAGAATTTTTTACTGATCCCGCGCGCGATTATAAAAGCTATCTCCTTAATCCCAGACAGTTTGTTACCCAATGGTTGGGGCGAAAGCATCAAATCGGCCCAGAAAGATTTGGAGGGGTTTAATAAATCAATCGGGGAGTTTGGTAATCAAAGTATTAACTATGCGATTAATGGCGAGTTTAAAGAAACCCACAATAAACTTGAAACGGTAAGACAAAAGATAAAAACCTCGCAGTCTGACAAACCAGGAGACCAATCAACTTCATATCCTGGTAGCGCACCAATAAAACAAACGGGTGGTTATGGTGGCATGCTGCGTCATCCAACGGTACAAAGCAAAGCCCAGGTTGATGTGCGTATCAAATCCGATAAGCCAGTTGAAATAGTAAAAGCCGAGTCAGATAAATATACTGAAATGAAGGTGGATACGTTTAATTTATTGGGAATGGGGTTTTAGAGAAAAGGAAAGATTGAATTTGATTAAATTCTACCCACTTGCTATGATCATTTTGTGGATTAGCAATTGGGTAGAACCCGTTAAGGGAGCAATCTCAGTAACCTTAACATTAATAAAAAGGGCGTTTCCAAACGGTCTTTTTTATGCGTCAAAGAAAATATTTACTCATCAAACTTATCATGCAATTTATGCGGAAATAACTGCGTATAAACCTGCCATAAAATATTCAAATTACGGTGACCTGTTACCTGAGCAACTTCTTCTATTGAATAGCCTTTCTCAAATAAGCGGCTTGCACCTTCACGCCTTAAATCATGATAACGCAAGTCCTCAATCCCTAACTCATTACGAACGCGCTGAAAACCTGCTGTCACACTGCGCGAGTTATAAGGGAAAATCAGCTCGCTTGTTTGTGGCTGTTTTTTTGCAATATCGAAAGATCCTGCTAAAAGGGGGGCTATCATATGATTCCCCTCTTTTTTTCGTGGGTCTTTTCTGTCGCGCACAATAATAGTTTTATGATCTTCGTTTAAGTCCTCCCAACGCAGTGCGCATACCTCTCCAATTCGCATGCACGTTAAAATGCTAAAATCCAAAATATCAATAAACGGAATACGTATTTTGCCATTAGAACGAACATTTTGACGTTTCAGCAATCCCTCTTTCAAGCGTTCAATTTCATTTTCTGTGGGCCGTCTGGTGCGTTTGTCACTTTTGCCGATTAATTTCATATCAATAAGCACGGGAACCGCTTCTTCAAATATTTCAAAGTTTGCTTTGATATTAAATACAGGAAGCGCTTTTCTCATCACAGAACGCAAGTAGGCAATATCATGGTAAATAGTTTGTGGTTTAGTGCCTGCCGTATTTCTGTTTTTACAGTGATCAATAATATCGCTGGTTCTGAGCGAATCACTCATGATGTTGGCAATGTCACAATCGCGGAGCATTTTGATAACGTATTGCTTTGTTCGTCCGGTGTTATCCCATAAATTGCGATCATTAATAAACTGGTCAAGCAGCTGGCCAATCGAGCATGTTTTATATCTGTTAACTCCAAGCTCTTCCAATTCAGATGTTTTGTTTTTTCCCCAAGTTCGAGCTAATTCTTTCTTTTTGAAAGTCTTGGATTCGCGGTGTATGATCACCCCGTTCTTTTTTACAACCACGCTTGCTTTAAAACGGAATTCACCATTTGCTAACTTGCGTGTTTGTATTGAAAATGATGCCATTTGTCCTACTCCATTGAGGCGTACTTAAGGCGTACTGTAGAACGAAATTGGAAGTAATTCAACGCAATTAAGCGTAAAACTAGCACATATAAAAACGAGCAAAACCAATGACAAACCTAGATACAACCTGCATTTACCCTTCAAACCGCTTCTCCATAGCACCGATGCTCGATTGGACCGACAGGCACTGCCGATACTTTCATCGAGTCATGAGTAAAAACACTTTACTGTATAGCGAGATGGTAACAACTGGCGCTATCTTATACGGCAAAGGGGATTACCTGCAAA